ACAATCGTTACAGGTTTGAGCCTGGAGGCCCTTCTGGAACAATCATCCAGCAGTATCAAATGCGTTCCATCGCGGTGGACGGTTCCGCTCGCCTTCAAATCGCGAAAGGAACTGTAAGCTTCACTCAAAGCAACATGCCTCGCGTCCGCCAGGGTGGTCACAGCGACCAGCGTCAGGGTTGGATTAGCAAGGTGGCTGTCTACGGCGATGGAGTAACTGTTACTTCCGGCGCTGGTGACCCTTTGTGGATGGACGGAAACGGCTATTACAGTTTCAGCAACGTCGGCACTTACTATGTCACAATCAGCAAGTTCGACATCACGCAGTCCAATGACGACACGGATAGCGAACTCCTGAACGCAGAAGCCCCATGGGTTTCAATCTTCCCGGCCGGAGACGACATTGAGGACATAATCTTTTCTGAGACTGGGCCTTCCCTTTATGTCAATAAGACCAACGTCCAAAAGATGGTCGGCTACGACGCGATGTCTACTGGACTTCAAGGTGACTGGGGAAATTGCCACACGACTTGGTTCAACCCTGTAAAGTGGGGCTACGCGCTGAAGCTGATTGGAATAGTGACGGTCACGAATCCTGCTGACCAGGGTTTCGTCATCTCTATTGACCAGCACATCGTCGGCCCTATTGACCTCCAGATTCCCTGCCTGTTCAACGGAACGACCCTTTGCAATCAAGACGACCTGACGGAGACGAACGACCCTTACAATATCAACAAGGACTCAACGCCGAAGTGGGCGAACATGGCTAACTCTAGCACCCTGAGCGGGATGGATAGTTTGGTCAATGCCAACGATGATTGGTATGAAGAGTTCGTAGGCCCGGCGGACTGGACGGAACAGAACTACGACTACAAACTCCCGGGAAGCTGTGCCGCGCAGGACGACGGCGATACTTGCGAGCATCCGTTCCAGATGAAGCCAAGGGAACTGACAGTAGCATCGCCAGAAGGCCCAGTCATTCTTTACCGCGCCAACATCTGTGCTGGTACTGTCAACAACCTTATCCCTTGGAACCGTCCCGGCCCAAGCAAGGTCAAGCTCCCGACAAGCATCGACTTCGGCTACGGCGGCCCGGGAGTATCAGAATGCAAAGTTTTCCTGAGAGTTGGAACTGAAGGCCATAATACCAACAATCCCATCTTCCCGGTCACCGACGACAGCTCCGAGCTGTATCCGACAATCGTTCAGTATTACGAGGACCAATACCCCGACATCCCTGCCGACGACGACATCTTCTGCTACATCCTCATGGGCGTGGCGCGGAACATCGGCGACCCCCAAAACTTCACCATCGACCAGACAATCTCCGGCTCTGTCTGGGCCGAGCGTCTCAAGATTGGTGACAACGTCGCCCGGTATTACTGGGCCGGAGTCTGATGGCCTCCCGCATCGGCGGGCCTGTCATCAATGGTTTCAACCCAAGGCTGAAGACTTGGGCAGATATGCGTTCTCCGCTTGTGCTTAACGGAGCGACTTGGAACTCTTCGCGCACCGAGTTTTCCAAACAGTTTCCTCTAAGCCCTAACGACCCGCCTTGGACTTCGTATAAGTATTTCAAGTGGAACAGCGGCTCCCTGTTTAGGCACGACACAAGAATCGCTTTTGAATCTGGGGTTGCCTATGTCTCCTGCTTTAGCCAAGAGGAGTCCTACGACCCACCTTACCCAAGTTATACTGCTCTTAACATCGGAGACTTCGGGCCACGGAATGTAGACAACAACGACTTCCTTCAACTTGTAGGCGAGCCAATCGACATCGACCTCGGGACATTCATTATCAACGCTGATGCCCATAGCCCGACGGCGGGAGGTCAAACCTTGACCGATTGGCCTGTCGGAACGTCCCCATTCCGCCAAATCTACGCCATCGGGAAGCTGACAGGGTTCTGACTTTGACTCCCGCGTAGGGTCATGGCGGCACCGACAATCATTTGGAAGCGCGGGCAGACTTTCGTCGCATCCGGCCCTTACGTCCCAGGCGCGGGCGACCCGGTCAACCTAGCCGGGGTCACCATCGAAAGCGAGGTCATGGACTTCTCCAGGGTTCGCCGACCCCTCGCCGTCACCATCGGCCAAGACAACCTGACTGTCACGCTCAGGGCGGAAGCTTCTGATACGGCGGAATGGACGGTCGGGACTGCCGCCATCGACCTCCGTTGCGTAAAGGACGGAATCGTTTTCGCCACTACGACTGTCCGCTTCGTCGTCGACCAAGAAATCACTCTCCCGAATGGCTAACATCGAACTTACCCTGACCCCGGCTTCTCCTACCGGGTCAATGGTCTTCACCCTAGGCGCACCTGGCGCTCAAGGCCCGGCTGGAACCATCGCCGTCGGGACTGTCACGGCGAGCGCACCTGGCGCGCCCGCGGTCATCGTCAATGTCGGAACGCCTACCGCGGCTATCCTTGACTTCACCATCCCGCGCGGGGAGCAGGGTACCCAAGGCATCCAAGGCATCCAAGGCATCCAGGGAGTCCAAGGTGTCCAAGGTGTCCAAGGGGAAAAGGGAGACAAGGGCGACCAAGGCATCCCGGGAACTTCCGGTGTCGCCTTCGCTACGGCTCCGCTGTCCTACGACTCCGGCACCCAGACGGTCAGCATTAGCCCGAATCCGAACTTCGACTCTATCTCCATCGCTACTGGGGGCTACGCAGGTTTATTCCAGAATCAAGTCTTCATCGGCGACGGCATCCTGACGAACTACTTGGACATGACTCAGGGTCTTGTCCTTCAGAACGGTTCAATCACCTTCCCCGACTCTACAGTTCAGACGACCGCGTTCCCCGGCTTCGCTGGCTACGCGCTAGAGTCTTGGGTGACTGCCGGGTTCGCCGTCAAGTCCGCAGGACAGCCAGTCTCTGGGACTGTCGGCCAGGTTCTAACCAAGAACAGCGGAACGAACTACGATTCGTCGTGGACTACGCTCATCCCGGGCGACCGCTACCTGACGACATCGACGACGAGCCTTCAAATCAATAACCAGACCAAGACGCTAACGATTGGAACAGGGTTGTCGTATACTTCTCAGCAGGACGTTGTCATCGCCTACGATGCTGACCACCACATGCATGCCAGGGTGCTGACCTACAACTCCGCCACCGGAGTGATGACTGTTGATGTCCTGAGCCACTCTGGAACAGGCACATTTGCCCTCTGGACTGTCAATGTTGGCGGAGCTGTTCCGGCTCAGTCAGTTGCCTGGGGTTCCATCACCGGGACGCTCGGCAACCAGGCTGACCTGGCTACGGCACTCAACGCGAAGCTTTCGACTGTTGATGCGGCCGCAACTTACTATCCGCTGACCAACCCGACCGGGTTCATCACCAGCGCGGCGCTGACTCCGTATCTGACGACGGCGACCGCGGCATCGACTTACTTCACCATCGCCTCTGCCGCCGGGAAAGCGAACCTCTCCGGCGCGACGTTCACTGGTAAGGTCAACTTGGCAACGATTTCGGCATCAAGCCCGAGCGTGAACCTCGGAGGGCAATGCGACTCTGCACCTGCTTCGGCAACGAACGGAGACCTGTGGATTTCAAATGCGGCCTCGCCTAAACTGACCTATCGGACTAACGGCATTAACTACAACTTGGCCGTCCTGAATCAGTTCAACACCTTTACCGGGCAGATGGTGATTAATACAACCTCTTCATCGACCGCGGCCCTGCGTGTCACTCAGCTCGGAGCAGGAAACGCCATCGAGGTCGAGGACAGCACCAGCCCTGACTCGACTCGCTTCGTCGTCGATGCGAACGGCAAAGTCGGCATCGGTGTAGTCCCAGACACTAACGCCGCGCTGAAGGTTGATACGAACGGCATCATGTTCGGCGACGGAACGACGCAGACCACGGCCGCAGTTCCGCCGACTCCTCCGACTCCTCCAAGCCCAATCATCGCTTTTGCGAACACGATTGCGTCTCAGATTACATCTCTGACTTGGAACCTTAACAGCGACGGAGCGACGGCAAGCATTCAATTTGTCTTCAACCTGAACAACGCATCCGTAATCGAAAGGATGAGGGAAAGTAGTGGTCAAAATGCTTACATCAGTTGCACCTTTGATAATGGCTTCGGTTACCAACAAACTGTCTGGTGTCTAATCTCCTCCCCTTTGACTTCTGTCACGACGACCGATTTTAGTGAATCATTCCAATACTCAATCGGACTGAACGGAACTGTAAGGGTCAAACTTGGAAACGAACAGGGCTACGACTTTTACGATATTACTCTATGACCTACCTCATCTGCATCGCAATCGGCTTCGCCGCCGGAGTCTACCGCAACACCATCGTCGAAAAGGCGCGCGAGCTTTACATCAAGTACTGCTCCAAGTGATGCGTGTCGCCGCGGTCATCGCCCTCCTTGCTTTGACCGGGTGCAAGTCCACGCCGAAGGTCGAGCCTCTTCCTGTCCAGCCTCCCGCGCCGACCAAGGAGTCCGTCGTGACCAACCTGGGAAAAGACATGGACAAGACAGACCACCGGGTCGCCTCGGCGCTTGTCGCCATCGAGAAGAACGCCGACAAGCCGAAGGTCGTCGTGGCGGAGTCTCGCCTGGCGCAGTCGTACCTCCCTGAACCTCCGGCCGGGGATGTCGCCTTCGCGATGGCCCGCGCAACCAAGTCTGACCCTCTGGATTACAAGAAGCAGATGGAGTTCGGGCGGCAACTGGCGACCGCGGTGAACAAGGCATGGGAGAAGTTGGAAGCCGACCAGAAAGAAGCCGCCAGGGTTTCCGGCCTGAAGGATGCCCGCATCAAGGAGCTGACCGAAGAGGTCGCCCGCGTGAAGCAGGAAGCTTCCCAGAACATCTGGACGCTGACTGGTGCGGCATTGTTCGTCGCTGGCGCTCTTGCCACAGCCTTTGTCGGCCCGCGTATCGGCATCCCCCTCCTCGCGTGTGCGGCGCTCGCTGGCGCTGTCCCCTTCATCTACGACTCGCCCTACTTCCTATGGGTCGCCATCGGAACATTCGCCATCGCGTCCGGCTTCGGCCTCTGGTGGGTATGGGACAAGGTTCGTGACGCCGTGAACTCCTCCAATGGCAAAAGGGATTAAGGTCATCTGGCGCAAGCTTGGCCGCGAGGTCGCGTGGGGACAGGCTCACTTCGACGCGGCGCGTCCGCTCATCGAGATTGACCCTCGCCTGGGCGCGAAGCGACAGTTGGAAGTCCTGTGCCATGAGGTTCTTCACATCACGATGTTCCCCGGCGACGCGTCCCCCGAAACTGAAAAGGTCGTAGACGCGGCCGGAAAGAAACTCTGCGAGACGCTCTGGAAGCAGAACTACCGCCGGGTGATGATGGACAAGAACACGAACCCTCCGCGCATCTCATGAGTCCGGCGCCGTTCAGCCCGGAAGACATCCCCAAGGAGGTCAAGGACGGACTCGTCGCCTCTGTCCTTGGAGGTCTGGCGATGACCGCTCGCCTCCTACTGTCGACTGAACCTGTCTCAATCGGATGGGTCGCTCGCCGGGTAAGTGCGGCCGCAATCACCGCGGCTATCGTAGGCTACGCCATCCAAGACCACATCGCTTCGCCAGGTCTTCGGATGGGAGTCGTGGGTGCGGCCGGGTATGCCGCTCCAGAGTGCTTGGACTACTTGCTCAAGTACATCAAGGCCCGCGGGGAAAAGGAAGTCAGCGCTGTCGCCGGGAAACTTCCCAAGCCTAATGTCAAAAAGAAGCCCACATCCAAGCGAAGGAAGTGAGGGCAACCTCTTCCTGGCGGTTTTCCTTCTGACTGCCTTCGCCGGGGCATCGGCGCTTGGCTCGGCGTACATTTCAGGCTTCGTCCTTGACCAGCTTCAATCAACAGAGGCGATGGCGCTCATCATCACGGACGGCGGAATCAAGTCTGACTCCAAGGAGCTGGAACGAAACCTGTCCACGGCAACCCTGGCGCTCAATGCTTGCCGGGACTTGGGATGGGCGCTCTCCGTGGGGTGCATAGGGGTCGGGGTAGCCCTTGGTATCAGGTGGAGGGGGAAAACGCCTCCAGAGCCAAGCCAGAGGGGTAAAACAGGCATCCGGCGGCGATAGGTTTACCGGATGCCAGCTCCGGGAAGCCCCGAAATCTAGATTTAGTCCAGAAACTTCATTGTCACTAGGCGGATGGTGACCCAGGGTTGTGTTCGCTCAACCAAACCACCAATACAAATGACCGCCATCAAAACCATCACCTCCAAAGAACTCAAGGCCGAGGGCCGAAAGCTCCGCCGGAAGGCTCACATCATCAAGGCTCACCCCTGCGTCCGCGACATCTCCGACGAGCGCGCCACGGAGAACGGCTTCTGGATTTACCTCCACGACGGATGGGTTTGCCCGAACTCCGAGGGCAACGCCATCAGCGAGGACACCATCAAGGAAGCGGTCAAGTGCCTCAAGGGTATCACCTACGACCCCTCCACGCTCGACGGCGAGCCTGTCATCGCCTTGGTCTAATCAACCTCCAGCCGACAAACGAACATGACTCGCATCCTCCAAGAAACCGCGCTCGACAACTCCGAGGCAGTCCTCATCAGCACCTTCCGCGACGCAGGGTTGACCGTCCCTCGCGGACTCCCGGTGAGCTGGGATGAGGCCGATGCCAAGGAGCGCTCCGTGTGCCTCTGGTACACTCACAACATCCTGTCCTACTTCGATAAGGCCCAGGTCGCCAATCACATCGTCGGGTGCGAGTTGCTCGCCAACGAAAGGGCCGGGCGAAAGCCTGTCATGTCCAAGGCCCGCGCCGACCAGATTCGCGCGATGGTCTTCTCCACTCCCACCAAGGAATAACAACCAACCGAACCAAGACCATGCTACACAAAATCAAAGTCACAGTTGACGTCGCCCATGACAGCGGAGAGGAGGATGTCGCCGCCAGGTACATGAAGGAACTCTTCGCCGCCGACAACCTGGACATCTCCGACATCGCCGATGTCGTCATCCATGATGTCACCGAGGCCGAAGCTTCGGGCCGTCGATACTTCGCCCGCCTGAACTATGTCCTGACTGTCGAGGCTGAATCCGCCCAGGCCGCGCAGGAAGCCGTAGATGAGTCCGTCTGTTTCTATGCCGACGGATGGTCTGTTGACCAAATCGCCGTCAGCTCCATTTCCTAACCCCACCAAAACCAACATGCCCAACATCAAAGACCGCAAACCGCACCAGTACCGAGAGACTCTTCAGCGAGGCCGCGCCGTGAACCTCACCGTCACCGCGCCCTCCGGCCTGGCGAAGCTCGTTCACATCGAGTCCCGGCTCGCCAACAAGTCCGTCTCGCACTTCATGCGCGACATCCTCGCCGACCGCTACAAGCACCTCGTCGGCCTCAACCGCCAGGCTCGCTGACCATGTACAACCTCGAAACCATCGGCCGACCCGGCATCTCCATGCTGGGCGGCAACGACCCGGAGTGCGTCCGGGTCTTGGAGGCCTTCCACAAGTCCCTCGGCCGACCGGAGTGTGACCTGAGCTACGGCGACAGCTTCACCCTGCACATCGCCAAGGGACAGTCTCTCAAGGAAGCCCTGACCCTGGCCGATGAAGAGTGCCAGCACCCCGACAGCGACGCGCCTCCCGAGGCCCGCGGCCATGTCCAAGCGCTCCTCGCCAATCTCTGATACCATGCACCCTCCCAAAACCGCACAAACATTCACGCTCACCCGCGACCAGCTCGTCGGACTGTCCCAGCTCCAGGCCCGGGGATGGACGCTCGACTTCAACGACTTCATGAACCTCCCCGGGGAACGCGCCATCGCCATCCGCGTCGTCGGTCAGTCCGGAATGGTCATGTACATGGTCATCGAGCCGGACGGCTACACTCACTCCTAATGAGTCCCAACTACATCATGTCTGTCCTGCATGGCCTGGCGGAGATTCCGCAGGACGAGGACAAGCTCGCCGAGCTGATTGAAGCTGTCGAGCGCGAGCCGGGCCTGTACCTGACAAACGGAGCCGGATGCCGCGGCTATGAGCAACTGAAAGCCATCTACGAAGGGGGGATTCTGTGAGCCTGGCCGGAGTGAACTCCGGAATCCAGAAATCTTCATTTATCCTCTTGTCACCGGGTCGGCGGGCCGTTTTGAATGACCTCGTTCCACCAAACCAAACTCCACAAATGACCACCGACGAAACCGACAACAAGCTCCTTGGAAAAGTCCATTCGCAGACCATGCGGATGTCCGACCTGTCCAGAACCATCATGCGCCTCCACTTCTCCAGTGAGGGCCGCGCCAGCTCAATCAAGGAATACTACGACCTCCTTCGTAGCTCCAAGACTGTCCGCGACCAGATTGTCGGCCGCGAAAGCAGGAAGACCGCAACCTGGCTCATCCGGACTGTCTGTAAGCCTGTCAACAACGACGGCTCCCAAATCATCGCCTAATATTTCCACCCGACCACCAAACCAAAAAACAAATGAACTCCATCAATATCACCACCATCATCATCGCGACGACCCTCGCCAAGATGTTCGCCGCCGGAGGCAACCCCGACACGCTTGTCGAGGTCATCTCCGCGTTCCGCGCCGCGCTCAAGGCCGACCGCAAGCGCGTCCCGGCCTGTGACCTCAAGCTCCTGGAGCTTGCCCGGGCCATCCGCGCTGACTACGGTTACATCATCGAGGAGCGCGGCGCTTAATCCAACGAAGCTTCGCGCCATGAAAACCATCGCCTCCCTGTTCGCCATCGCTCTGTTCGCTTGGCTCGCCGTCGTCACCTTCTGCGGCCCGGAACTCTACCGAATCATCAATGGCCCTGACCCGGTGAAAGCCAAGGTCATCCGCCGCCATCGCTAATCACCACCATGCCCAAGAAGAAACCCAAAGACCTGGCGGCGCTCGTCGCCGACCTCTATCCCCACAAGGAAATCAACCTCCCTCAAGAGGCGATGGTCGCCTACTGTGAACACCTGGGAATCACCGAGCCGGGATTGAGCGACCTGGAGAACGCGTCCGATTGCTACTACGGAAGCCATCGTAGCGACAAGGACTTCGCCTACGAGCTTGCGGATGCCATCGACCTGTTCGGCGACTTGCCCAAGGGAGGTCGACATACTCACCATCTGGAGCTTTACTTCGACTGGGACAAGTACGCTCGCGACCTGATGTTCGACCACTTTGAGTCCTCCGGATACTACTTCCGCAACCAATGAGCAACCTACTGCACCCGAAGCTGGAGCGCCTGGAGGTCGTCGCCGACAAGGATGGATGGGCGAGCCGGGATGAGTTCACCTGGCGACCCTGTCCCTGTTGCGGCGACCGACTGGCCGGGGAGCGCTACGAGGTGAAAGCCATCTACTACAACCGGAAGTCGCCCTCCACGATTTCCGTCATGCGTGGAAGCTTCTGGGTCTGCAACGACTGCGTCATCGAGTACCAATGAGTCACCAGGCGATTATCAACCGGGCGATGAAGGAGCTGTTCTACATCAACGAGCTTATCATGTCCGGCGACATCTGTTCCAACAAGACCGCGCTCCCCCGGTGCAGGAAGATGTGCGATGGATGGGCCGAGGAGCTGTCGTGGGCCGGGTGCGCTGACATCCGTCTAGAGCCTTACATGGCCGCGGGCGGATGGGTCGGCCTGACCTACTCGTACTCCCCGCCAGGCGACGAAGCCGTGTCCAGCTCCAACGTCCCGCGCCGATTCCCTTGAACATGAAAGACCCCACGATTGAACAAATTTATCAAGCGCTGATGGATAACGGATACGGAGGTGACGAACTGGTCACAGACCGCTCCATCGCCATCCACTACTTCGCCGAAGCCTGGTACGAAGGGCAGTACTCAAACCTTTACCGGGTGATGTGCCAGGTCAGGTACAACGCAAAAGGGATGGTACTTGAAAGTGAGAGCGACATGGCTCAAGAAATCTACGGATTCCTAGAGAATCACTTTTACCCTCACCACCGAAACTAATGACCACGACCCCGACCATCGTCGCCCTCGGCGGCGAGCCAGCTTCAGGCAAGACGACCATCTTCAAACTCCTTCGGGCCAGGTTTGAGCGCGTCATCTACCCCTTCCAGTACGGACTCGTCCGCGGGATGTCCGACCGGGACATGAAGGTTCTGTTCATCGGCGTGTATGATAACTCGACCTGGGAGGGGTGCGACAAGTTATCCATGTCCGTCCAGCCTGACTTTGAAAAGATGGTCAAGTCGCTCACAGGAAAAGACTGCGTCATCTACATCGAGGGTGACCGACTGTTCAACCCTTCCTTGTTCCGGCGCTTTCAAATCCAGTCGGTCGTCATCCACGCGTCGCCGGGTACATTGTCCCATCGACACAAGCTCCGCGCTGACAGCCAGGGTGAGTCGTTCCTCAAAGCCAAGCGAACGAAGATTCGACGCATGGTGGATGAGTTCAAAATCAGAACCATGCCCAACGAGACACCCGAAGACCAGAAACTCATCGTGGATTGGCTTCACTCAAAATCAAAGCGATGAAACTCCCAGTCCTTCTCATGTTCGCATGCGCTTCGGCGCTGGGATACACCGATGCTCAAATCCTCAAGGCGATTGGGATGGTCGAGTCCAGAATGAACCGGGGAGCGATTGGTGACGCGGGCCTGGCGCTCGGCGCGTATCAGATGCACCGGGCCGCGTGGATTGACGCGAACGCGCAACTTGTCAGCGAGGGTCGCCGCGCTCACTCACGAAGCTTCTGGCGCGTCGCCAAGGTTCAGGACGAGGTCGCGCTGGCATACCTCCGCGTCATCAGAAAGCGCTTCAGGATGGCCGGACTTGGCGAACCGACCCCGGCCATGATTGCGGCCTGTTGGAACAAAGGATTCTCCGGGGCGATGAAAGCGCCTTCATCCGCCAATCGGTACGCTTCATTGGTCGAAACCGAACTCCAGAAACTTTCATTTATTTCCTTGTCCCTGGCCCGAACCCGGCCCAAGGTTATGTTCGTTCCACCAAACCAATAAACAAATGACCATGACCACCGAAGCCCGAATCAACGAAATCCTCGCCAGCCAAGAGTTCCCCATGCTTCACCGCGAGGGAACCCTGGCGAAGACCAAGCGCGAGTACGCGTTCTGGTTTGTCCAGCTCCTCGACGCGCCGAAGGGTTCCGTCGAATACAAACTCGCCAAGCGCAAGCTTCGCCGGGTGAGCGAAGCGCTCATGAACGAGCATCTCGCCGTCATCACCAAGGTCGGAATCAACAATCGCCCCCAGGGTTGAACCTCCATCACAAACGAACATGACTCCCCTCTACAAATACTACACCGAGTCCCAGTCTGGACACGGCAAGAACCGTCCCGGCGCTCCCCGGTGCGAAGCCATCCTGACTGACTGGTTTGAAACTCCGGCGACCCTCCAAGACCTGGCGCTCAAATACAATTCCAAGACCGTCCAGTCCATCTCCCGCGTCATCTTCCGCGCCATCAAACGGAAGCCGGAACTCGCCGGACTCAAGAAGGCTCAACCCAAGAGACTCCTGTGCGCCAGCAACTTCGAAGGCGGAATCACTCGCGGCCTGTTCAGCCTCAAGCAAGAGGTTCGTGACAAGATTAACGACCTCCGCGCCCAGGGTTTCACCTACAAGGAAATCGCCAAGGAGCTGAACATCAGCGTCGCGACTGCTTTCAACTACGCCAAGAGCATCGACTACCGGGCCGACCGCGCTGACCCGGCTGAACCCTTCGGCCTCCCTCACGCCTAATTCCAATGGAAACCAAACATCGCATCGCCAACCTAAAAGCCATCCTCCGGGTCACCCGGAAGGACTTGGCCCTCCTTCGCCTCAAGGCGCGTGAGGCCGGGACTCGCGTCAACGCGGCCCTCACCAAGTCCAAGAACGACCCGGCTCACTCTCACATGTACATCTCCGAAGTCGGCCTGGCGATGATGGACATGGAGCGGGCGAAACATGCGGCTACCGAGACGAGGCGCTCCATCAGTCAGCTTCGCTTGGAACTCCGCGACCTCCAGTCCCGATGAGCGGAATCCTCACCATCGCCATCGACCCCGGCGTGAACGGAGGAGTCGCCTGGCATTACAACGGCAAGACGACCGCGCTCCGCATGCCTCCCACCGACTTCGACACTTGCCAGCTTCTGGCGAACCTTTCCAAAGGGCAAGACCTGGTGGAGCTGTTCATCGAGCTACCTCCCCTGTTCGCCGGGCGAAACATCCCAGGCTCGGCCATCGGCAAGATGATGCTCAACTACGGCATCTGCTATGGTGCGGCCGTCGCGCTCGGCTTCAAGATTCACCCGGTGCGGCCTCCCATCTGGCAGAAGGCGCATCCGGTCGGAACGAAGGGTGAGCTGTCCACGACCGAATGGAAGAACAAGCTCAAGGCGCGAGCCGCGGAGCTTTACCCCGACAACCATGTCACGCTCGCCACGGCGGACGCGCTCTTAATCCTTGACGCGGGCCTCCGCCGCGCCATCAACTGATTTCCCCCACACAAACATGCCCAACGAAAAGAAACAGACCACCGACGCGCAGAACCTTGTCGCGTTCCTCAACAGCGTCAGCAACGTCATCGCCGACAAAGTGAACCCGGCCTTCAAGAGCAAGTATGCCTCGCTCTCTGAAATCTTGGACACGGTGAAGGCGGAGGCCGCGAAGCACGACATCGCCGTCCACCAGACCCTGTCCTCCGCGGAGGGCCAGGTTCGCGTCACCACGACATTCATCCACGCCTCCGGCGCTGTCGTTGACTGTGGTACGCTCGCCTTCCTCGCTCCGGGCGATGCCCAGAAGCTGGGAAGCGCCATCACCTACCTCCGCCGACAGTCGCTCCAGACCGCGTGCGGCATCTCCACCGATGTCGATGATGATGGCGCAAAGGCTTCTAACCAGGCCTCCCGCCTCCCTGACCCTCACGGATTACTCCAGCGCTCCAAGGACGGTGCTTGGCATCACTTCATCCCGGCGGACAAGCTCCCCAAGGCGAAAGAGTACCTTGTCGCCAAGGGATGGCTTCCGGCCGAAGCTTCCATCGACAGCCTAGGTAATCAGCACCAGATGGTCATCGCTGAAAACCAGGCCGCGTTCCTCAAGGCTATTTCCAAATGAGCCGCGAAGAAGAAAACGAACTCCGGCGCGAGGTGACGAGCCTCCGCCTCCAGCTTCACCACTCCCAGATGCAAGTGGAGCGCCTCAATGGAACGACCCGGTACTTCCAGATTGAGGCCCGGGACTTTGAGTCCAAATGGCTACGCGTCATGGAGGAGAACGAAATCCTCCGCCGCGATGGTGTCCAGATGAGGATTGAAATGGCAAAGGAATTGGAGGCGACGCGGGCCGACCTGGACCGGGCCAACGAAGTCCTCGCCAAGCTCTTTAAGAAGGATGCCTGACCGACGCGCCAATCCACCGACGGCCATGTCCCACATGGCTTCCAAGATGCCTCGCGAGAGCCATGCCTTGTTCCTCATCATCGATGGCCGGGTAGAGAACCCGGAGTTCGTGGTCTGGGACAAAGATTCCTTCACCGAGGAGCTTTGGAAGTGGAAGCGCCGGGAGGTTCGCGTCTCCGGTCGCCATGTCGAGTTCTGGGCCAAGCGCGGCCAAGAGTTCTACCGAATCAATCCCAACGCAGTATGAGAGTCCTGACCAAACCAAAGCCTACTCCTTTGAGCATCTTCAAGCTATCCGTCTCTACGCCGGAATACTACGCTCTCTTTATCCACTTGGACAACTACCCCTACTGCGAAGTCAAAGCCTGGCGCTTGGATGAGTTCGTTCACAAGCTTGCGGTCTGGAAGCGGGACAACCTAGCTTCCCTCCGCTCCCCGGTGTCCGTTCGATTCTTCGCCCGGTCAAAAGAAAACCCCTCCATCCAAGAAGTCCGATTCTAAAACAACCATGCCAAACAAAGACCACATCCAGCGTCAGCTCGCCATTATCAGCGATGAGCTGTCCAGCCTTGAATACTACTGCGACACGGAGATTGTCGGCGACGACGCGCGACACCTCCTCGGAGACATCAAGGCCGCGGAGAGGGAACACCTCCGGGCCAAGAACACTCCCCTGAAAGACCTCTACGAATTGAAGCCTCTGTACGACAGACTCAAGCGCGTCCACATTTCCATCTTCGTGATGAAGAACACCCTGGCTCAATGCGAGAAAGCAATCGACAAGGCAATTGAATCCTGTCACTCCATCTCTTCCAGCATTGAAGATGTTCCCGGCGACGAGAGCATTTAATTTCCCCCACCAAACCAAACACAAACAACCATGCCCGACATCATCAACACCCGACAAGAATACAACGCGACCATCGCCCTGAACTACTCCGGGTCGAAGGAACTGCTCAAGTCCCCTCGCCACTACAAGGCGTACCTCACGGCTGACCGCGAAGAGACGAAGGCGCTCCGCTTCGGTTCGTTCGTCCATCACCTCGTTCTGGAGTCCACTCCGGTTGAGGAAAAGTTCGCCGCCATCCCGGAGGGCATTGACCGCCGAACCAAGGAGGGCAAGGCCGCGTATGAAGCTTTCGTGGCTACCTCCGCCGGGAAGACGCTCATGACCGCCGAGGAGTGGGAGTACGGCTTCTGGATTTCCGCCGCGGCTGACCAGGCGCTCAAGTCCTTGGGAGTGAAGTTCACCAAGACGGAGTTCATGTTCAGCGTGGATTACTGCGGCGCGAAGCTCAAGTGCGCCATCGACGCGCTCGGCGACGACGGCTACCTCTACGACATCAAGACGACGGAGGACGCGTCCCCTCGCGGCTTCCTCCAGTCCGTTCGCAACTACCGCTACAACCTCCAAGCGCACATCTACCGCACCTGCTACGAGGCCGCGTTCAACACCAGGGTCAAGGGATTCCGTTTCATCGCCATCGAGAAGGAAGCTCCTTTCGATTCCGCCGTCTACGAACTCGGCCCGGAGCTGATGACGCAAGCTTCCTTTGACTTTGAAAAGGCAGTCACCACCTACAAGTCCTGCGTCGCTCTTGACGAATGGCCCGGCTACGGCTCTGATGTCAAGGTCATCGACCTGGGCGCGAAGGCCTCCAGCGCCGAACCCATCAAATTCGCTTGATGGCAACCTTCGGCCCATTCACCATCCCAATCTCCCACCAACCAGATACCATAATGAACCCTCCCAACAACGAACTCCCGCCCCTCAAGAACATCGAGAAGTCCGGCACCTACCTCCTGAAGCTGACGAAGCCGAAGGACGACAAGATGCAGGAGCGCTTCAAGGTCAACAAGAAGGGCTACGCCTCATGCCGCCTCTTCTTCGTGGACGGCGACGGCAACTGCATGACCAAGAACTACTCCGTCGAGTTCGGCAAAGGCCTGGCGATGCTCGTCGGCAAGATGACCGGGACTTTCACCCCGGAAGCGCCGACCTCCATCACGGTCGAGAACCTCATCCGCTATGTCTCCCCGGCCTTCGGCAAGAAGGCTACCATCGAACTGGAGGTCACCCCTGACAAGGAGTGGAACGGCAAGATGCAGTACAACTACAAGCTCAAGAAGATTACGCCTCACTCCGCGCCGACCTCCGCGTCTGACATCCCGGAGTCGTTCTCTTCCTCGGCCGACCAGGACGTTCCGTTCTAAACCTGGCGCGTCCTTTCCGGCATGAACAATGTAATCCTCATCACAGGATACGCTCGCGCCGGGAAGGACTCCCTCGCGGAGGGCATCTCCCTCGCGGCGAGCGGCCCGGTCGCTCACCTGAACTTCGCCGACGTCCTCAAGCAAGCTTGCGACTCCTACATGCAGTCGCTCGGCATCGGCGGTTCGGGTGCGACCAATACTTTCCGAAACGAATCATTCAAGGTTCGCCATCGCGACTTCCTCGTCTCCGCCGGGACGTTCGCCAGGTCGCTTGAAGAAGATGTCTTCGCCTTGGCGTTTACGCGCCAATGCCAGCTCATCGCCCGGTGCAACAATAGCATCGGACTCGGCACGACAATCGTCTGTTCTGACTGGCGATATTTCAATGAGGCAATGGTCGTTAGCAACACCATAGGCGAGCTTGACGATTGGTCTGTTCACTGGGTCATGGTTAGAACTACAGGAGTAGAAGCCGCCAACGAAGAGGAGGGCAAATCAATCGGACAGCTAATCCGCAACTTGCAGTTCCATCACGAATTCACATTCCTGCCGGACTCCCGACAGCGAATCCTAAACGAAGGCAAAGACCTGGCCCGCAAGCTTGGCCTGTGACGATGACATGGTCTGCGACAACAATGGAAAGCTACCTCTGTCTTTCGAGGAGCGATGCGAGATTCTCGGCATCAGCCCGGCCCGCGCAAAGTTCCTCATGGCATGCGAGTTTCACAAGAAGGACAAAGTCCAATCATACGACGAGTCCGTCCTTGTGCGCGAAGCCTTCCGGCTCGGCATGGGTTTCCGCGACACGGCTGACATGATGGGCTTCACGGACGAGAAGCTTGCGTCCTTCGGCGTTCCTTTCCCCAAGCGCTCTGCGTACCCTCCGCCCCCTGGCCCGCAGAAAACCTACAACCTATTTGCGCCCGAACCGACAGACCCGGTTCGATGCAGAAATTGAACATGAAAGAAAAGCCCATCAAGTTCGTCTTCGCCTCTGACACGCATGGTGACATGGCTTGCCCTGAAAGCCTGGCGGCGCTCTACGCGTACTGCAAAGACTTCAAGCCGGACATCCGCATCGGCGGAGGTGACCACTTCGACATGCGCTCGCTTCGGAAAGGCGCGATGAACGACACCGAGGGCGCTGAAAGCCTGAAAGAAGATGTCGAGTCCGGCATCGAGTTCCTGCGAAAGTTCCGGCCGACCTATTACCTGAAAGGGAATCACGAATACAGACTGTCGGCGATGGCGCGTTCCCATCCTTCCGCCGTCGTGCGCGATTACTGCGCCGACTTGGAAGCCAAGATTGACCGCGAAGCCCGCAAGGCCGGGGTCAAGCGCATCCTGCCCTACCATGGAAAGCGCGGCCTACTCCGTGTCGGGCCTATCTCCGCCCATCATGGCATCGGCTCCAACCTGACGAAGCTGGGAATGCACTACGCGGAGGAAGGAGGCCTGTTCATGTGCGGCCACGGCCACACAGGTCACCAGGTTAACTTGCCAAAGCATGGCGGAGGCGCGGCCTACATGTCGCCTTGCCTGTGCCGCATCGACGACATGGAGTACGCGGCGAACTACCTCGGTACGGCCCGGTGGAACAACGGATTCATCGCCGGATGGTATTCTGGCCGCGACTGGAAGGCATGGATAATCCACCGCATCGGCGACCGATGGCTCTGGCAATCCGACCTGACTGTCTGGACTCCACCGAAAGGATTACGCCCATGAGCAACCACGAAGACGACACCTGCCCGCACCTTGTCCGGGCGAACCTGCTGGAATCCGAGAACGCCCGGTTGCGTTCGTTTTGCACTCGCACGATTATTCCAAACATAGACTTGGAGAGGGAGAACGCCCGCCTCAAGGCCGAGGTCGAGCGGCTGACCAAGGCCATTGATTTGACTATCATCGACCTTGATGAACGCCACGAAAGACAAGACCTTCG